AGACCCCAATCTAGTCAAGCGTTATTGCAATTCATTTAAAAAAGTAATTGCCTTGTTCGCTTTGGCTGACGCTTGAAAGATAAATTTGTTATCATCTTTCAATGCTTGCATCCATGAGTTTAAGTATTTCGCATGGTCTGCATTTGTTTCAACTGGCTCGATTCCAAAATGTACCGACTGAAAGCAAGCACCCAACTCAGCGACCAACTCCTCAAACGCGTAGGCTTTTCGGTCTGACTTGCCCTTGAGATTTCTGTCACATCTTGACTCATGACCAGTCCAATGAGTTAACTCGTGGAACAATGTGCCATAATAATTCTGTTCTGCGTTTGCGTCATCCGTAGCGAAAAAAGTTTTCATTGGTGGCATGTTGATGTGGTCAGAGTTCGGATTATAAAATGCTCTAGCATGGAGGTGTTCAACATTCGCACCAGTATTTTTAACCCAAGTATCAGCAAGTACATGTGAGAAATCAGAACCTCCAACAACTGGAGCGACTTCGTAGTCTTGCGTCTGTGACTCGTTGAAAACATAATAGCATTTCATCATGGGAATTTTTATTGGATTGCCTTGTGTGTCAACATCTGTTTTATGCTCAAGCGATTTAAAAAAAACAATCGTTGTAGCTTTCTCACCCTTGCGGATTTGCTTGCCAACTCTTGACCATGCTTTATAAGTTCCCCATTCGTGAGATGTCATTTCCTCACCAAGCAAAATAAATAAATTTATTCCGCTATATGGTTTTTTTGTTTCGCAATTGATTGGCATTCTTGAATCGCCCACCCATGACTTAAGCCAGTTTGTACCATGTGTTTCCATTTGTGCTATCACATTTTGTGTGACTTTGTTTTGTAGTTCTGATGTTATCATTTCCTTACCTCTCTCTATAGTTAAAATATTTTGTTTTGTTTTGTAGGTATATTATAACATTTCTACACCACATGTCAAGCAAATAATAAATTATTTTTAAAAAAAAATTTAGGTGCTGTCACTCAATTTTCGCACTAGCTTTTCATTGCCGATTGCTCTTTGCTTTTCGCTCGGTTGTTTCTGCTGTCTGAAACATTAAGAGCATAGACCAAGCCGACTAGGCTTGACCTAGCTTTGCATTTACCAAGCCGACTAGGCTTGACATTCACGCTCTTAACATAGCGAATGACTGGCAATAAGACTGGCAATAACGGAGTCACAAGATAACTCAAGTTATTCTAGGCTTATTCTAGTCATGAGTTGAGCCGACTCTTAGGCGAATCCTTCAAAAAATTTTTGCCCTCGCTACACTCGGGCTTAGTAAGGACTCGCTTAGACGCTCGGTGTACGCACTTAATGTTCCAAAGAACAGGAACAACCGTGCTAAGAGCAAGAGATAATCGACAAGAAATAAAAAGGGCGAAAAAATACCCGACTGTTTTGGTCGGGTACTTAATGAGAATGATTATCGTTTAACTTTCTTCTTCATCTAGAATCTCTTTGCCTAGATTAAGTTCCTCAATGCCTGTAATAATTCTCGCTACTTCTTCCATGCCTTTAAGATTAGTTTCAAAAATTAGGCTTGCATTGTTAACATTAATTTCACAATTAAAATTGTCATCCATTACAAAATCTCTGAACCCAATTATTTTATTTACTGCAAACATTGCATCTGTATTTTTTAGTTCTACTTCAATTTTTATTATTTGTGTTTTCATTTTTATTTTCCTATTTAGTTAAAGTTATTTTTTTCTTTGTTACTGGGTACATTATATATCAAGGTATATATATTGTCAACACTTTTATTGAAAAAAAAGTAAAAAAAATTCAATCAATTTTAAGCTATCAAATCGCCTATTTAAGAGGACTTTATTTTTAGCCATGCAATGCTATAGGTAGAGGTGCGTTCGTTGAATTGATACTCTCAGTAAACAAAAGTTTCTTCTGAGGAAACATAAATAAATATATAAAAACTCTTTACTTTTATTATTTACCTGTGTTATAATAACACCAGTAACACAAAAAAATAATTTTAATTTTAAGGAGTAGTAAAAAATGATTAGCATGAAAGACGCAATTATAGAAAGCACAGAAATTTGGTTTGAGTTTGGCGGAACAGATTTTGAATCATGGTCAGACGCTCACCCCGATTTGCATCAACTAAGTTTAGATGTAATGACAGAGAATGAATCGGGTATCAAATCATTTATGGAAATTTATTCAACAATGCAAAGCGAGGGAATATTATGAGTTTTAATTTTATGAAAAAATCTATCGAAGAACTAAAGCAAGATTTATTAGATAAAGAATGTGGTGTTGTCGGTCAATGGCAAGACTACCCAACAAACTGGGAGCAAGAGCAAGACGCAGACCAAAGCGAACTTGCCGAACTAAACAGGCAAGAATATTTGGAGGAGTTGAAACAACTTCGTGAAGATAACCCGACAGAAGATGACTACTTGTCTGATGTTGGGATGTCAAGGAGTGACTTCTTATGAATGAGTTTCAAGCTGACGCAATCTTTGAAGAAGAAAGAGAAAGGAGGGCGGGTATCACAGCAATTGTGTTACCCCCCAACGAGCCCAAAACTACTTGCCTTAATTGTGGTGATGAAACAGGTTACTTGAAAGGTAAAGAACCGACACGCCATGATATACATTGGTGCTCATCAAGATGTTGGAAAGAATTTTTTGATGAACTTTAGTTGACAGATGTATAGAAGTATGCTACACTATACGCAATGCAACAAAACAAGGAAATAAATTATGAATAAAATTATGGCTAGAAAATTAAACGCAAGTGGCTTTACTGTAAAAGATAGAGCAAACTTTAAAGGATGGCAAACTGGAGTTAAAGATTTAACAACAAGACAAAGGAAAAGAATGGAGCGTAAAAAATGTACAAAGTAATTAATCATCAAACAAGGGAGGGTTGGCGAGTCGCCCTCCAAATAAGCAAGGGTAGGAAGTGGACACATATAATATATTACGAACACCCTATCAGAGTTAAGAAGATATTAAATGACACGCCAGTAATACATCTTGAACAGTACGACAATCCAAAAGGAATGAGGTACGCAGTCAAGACAGTACATAAGATGGCAAAGGATTATTACAGAAAGGAAAAAAATATTCCTAAGTCAGTTAAAAAAGTGTATAATAATTATTAGATTATTTAGGGAAACACTTGGCACTTTCTATATATCAGAGGTTGGAGTACTATAGGCTCGTGATACCTAGAAAGATAACTGCAAAGCATTAGTGATGTGAGCAGAGGTCGGTGGTTGGAGTCCACCTAGAAAGTGTAAGAACTCGTGAAAGGTTTGATGCCTATCGAGAGAAGTGTTTCACCTAAATAATTTAACCATGACAAGGAGTCAATATGAAAGATAGAAATATATATTCAGTAATACTAGAAGCAAGGGGAATGATTGGTGCAGTCAGTAAGAACGCTAAGAATCCTTTCTTTAAATCTAATTACGCAGACATTAATAATGTGATTGAAACTATCACACCAGTTTGCGAATCGCTAGGGATTGTATTTACTCAATGCCCTAAAGTAATTGATGGCAAGGATGTATTGTACACAAGGCTAACACTACAAGATAACACAGAGTCATTCATTGACTCGGAGGTTAGGTTGTTGTTACCTAGTGCAGACATGCAAAAGCTAGGGTCAGCAATTACATACGCAAGACGCTACGCTTTGATATCAATGTTCGGTTTAGAAACTGAGGATGACGATGGGCAATCAGCGAGCAAGAAACCCACAGCCACACAGAAAAGAAACTCAGAAATAAATAAGGCTATGGAAAAACTTGTCGAAGCACAAAAGAATAAGGACTTAGAAGTGGCTACTCAGATATGGGAGTGGGCAGAAGATAAGGGTTATACTCAAGTGCAAGACAAACACATACAACTATTTGGAGAATAATAATGAAAGCAAATGACACAAAAAGAAAAGCAAATCAAGACTTCGCACTAGGTTTTTTACTAGAGTATTCAGAACTAAAGCTAAGAGAATGCACCATGTTAGAATCACATACATGGCGTGAGGTATTAACATGGCTTGAGCATACAGACAACAGATACAAACAACGAGCCAAGCAAGCCAAGACAAACATTAATAATTACTGGGAGGGAAAGAGAAATGAAACTATCTAGGCAACAAGAAAGAGTACTTGAATACTCTAAATCAAATGTAGTCCAAGATGTTACTGATGAATACTTTATGCACGGAAAGATTAATGCTTTAGATTCATGGAACAAATGCGGAGTTTATCGTTTGTCAGCAGTCATACATGAGTTAAGGAAAAAAGGAATTGATATCGTAACAAGAGATAAAAAAGTTAAGAATCAATTTGGTGAGTCATGTACAGTCGGTGAATATATTTTTGTAGGGGAAACATAATGTCTAAGAAAAAAACTATTGATGAAGAAATTGAAGATAGCTTTATTGGTTTGGCAAACAACTTGCCACTATCAGATGTGATGAGGTTGATTGAAATTAATGCAGACAGAATTAAAATATTTCATTACGAACTTAGCACATTAGAGGATATAGATACTGTTGGTTTTAATGGTGCTTGTATTCAAATCAGTACTACACCACACATGGAGTAGTGTATAATAGTTATTTCAATCAACAGTCATAGGAGGAATTATGGCAGAGTACGACAATACCAATCGTGGTAGCATTTGGAAAAATGCAAAGAGAGAAACAGATAGACATCCACATCTAACTGGTACAGCAAATGTAGATGGTACTGAATACTGGGTATCAGCATGGGCAAAGGACAAAGGTGGCAATCCTAAAGCACCTGAACTTACCTTTAGCTTTAAGGCAAAAGATAATCAGCCAGTAACAGAAGCACCAGTCGCATCAACTCATGATGCAGAAGATGATTTGCCGTGGTAGGTAGACCAAAAAAAGTAGTCCGTAAGGCAAGAGGTAAAGCCTTACGGATTTACACACTTGATGATGGAACAAAGTGGACTGTTCTATCAGCAACAAAAGCAATTAACAAAAGATGGAAAGTAGATGCAACACCGCACATGGTTAGGGCTAGATTAAACAAGTCAGATAAGCCCGAAGTTATATTTGCTAAGCCATCTCAAACAAAACCAAGAACTATATTAACTACTAAGGAAGAAGATATCGCAAGACAAATGATGAACTTAGCACTTAAAAATATATGAATACTAAAGCAATCAAAAGACTAGCGTGGCACTTTAATAAATGTGAGGATAACATGAAAAAATTTAGAATTGAATATCGTGAAACTTGCTCTACAGAAGTAGAAGCAGATAGTTTAGAGGAAGCAATCAAACTTATAAAGTCTTATGAGTATCGAGTTGCCCAATTAAAAAGTACATATGTTAATAATTTTGAAGTCTTAACAGAAGTAAAAGGCAAACCAACAGGACAGGAACGCAATATGTTTGAAGCATTTAGAGTAGCTTACAAAGGTAAAAAGCGTGGACTAGATACTGAACTAAATAACTTAATGAAACATAAAGACTGGATAAATATTATTGGTATCTTGTATCAAGATAAAAATAAATATTTCAAAGGTGAGGATGTGAGATACATTCCACACTTACAAACTTTTATTAATCAAAGAAGATGGGAAATGTTTGCAGACGAACCAGTCAAAAACACAAACCCATATGGTGAACAACACGATTGGAGGAAATCATGAAAGAAACAATAGACGCACAACGCCAAGTACTAGGTGGAATTTTACTTGACGAGTCAGTACTTAGTGCAGTTTTATCAACTGGTTTAAGTGCTAAAGACTTTAGTTTAAACTTTGGTATTTTGTTTGATTACATTTTAGAAATGAAAGAAGAGGGCGAGTCTATTGACGCTCTATCACTTCGCAACTGGATAGACAAACAAGAAAACCATAGCGGTGAGTGGACAGGCTTTCCATTTCTATGTGCTATGATGGAAGAGTGTGTTGGTGTAGCAAACATAGTAAGCTATGCTAATCATATCCGCAACACAAAAATAGAAAATCAAATTGATACTTTGAAAGTTGGTATTGACTACAATAATTATCAAACTACAGTAGATGAAATCCATAAGTTAGAAGTGTTAAAGGCAGATGATGAAGAGGGGTCAATGGTAAATGTCATCAGTAAAACAGTTGACTACATACAAGACATGCACACTAATGGTACTGGATTGTCTACTGGATTCCAATCTATTGATAGCCTTTTGGGAGGAATGAGAGGGGGTACATTGACTGTTCTTGCGGGTAGACCTAGCATGGGCAAAAGTACACTAGCACTTAACATAGCAGACAACATATCTAAACACAAAAATGTTTTGTTCTACTCACTAGAAATGCAACAAGTACAGTTGATGATGAAGATGGTTGCTTGTGAAACAGAAATTAATCTTAACAAAGTAGACAGGAACGAACTGTCAGAGTCAGAGAACACAAGATTCTATGACGCACTAGCCAAGTCTAATGAAAAGAATATGACAATATTAGACAGGGGCAACATAACAGTAGGTGATGTAGTGTCTAAAGCTAGACAAGTTAATGGTCAGACAGGATTAGATTGTATTGTTATTGACTACTTACAAATTATGAAGTACGACAAAGGCAGAGAGATATCAGAACTAGGTAACATAACTAGAGAACTAAAATATCTGTCTAAGGAACTAGACATACCCATAATTCTACTATCACAATTGAGTAGGGGGGTAGAGCAGAGGGAAAACAAACGCCCTTTAATGAGTGACCTACGCTCATCAGGTGAAATTGAACAAGATGCAGACTGTATTATTATGGTCTATCGTGATGAATACTATAACAAGGAAGAGTCAGATGACATAGGTTTAGCTGAAATCATTGTTGCCAAGAATAGAATGGGGCAAATTGGTTGGGTTAAATGTAGGTTTCAAGGTGAATATTCTAAGTTTTCAGACGAGGAGATTAATATATATGACCACTAAAATACAACAATCGGCAAGGGGTAAGCCTTGCCAAGTAAGATTAGAGGGCTGTATGCCCGAAAATGAAACAGTAGTTTATGCCCACATGAACGGGGGAGGGATGGGAACAAAAACATCAGACCTATTTGGAATGTATGCTTGCTGTAATTGTCATGACATTATAGATGGCAGACGACAGCTAGACCCACCTATAGAAAGAGAGTGGCTTGAACTACAGGTAGCACGAGCAATATTTAAAACACAAAAATTATTACTATTAGATAATTTAATTAAGTTATAATACTTCTCGGGCATAGTTTTTTTTAACTTCATTTAGTGCTTCCAACTTTGAAGTCTATGCCCTTTTTAAATAACAGGAGTAAGATATGAAAGAGATGATTGAACAAGTACTAGCAAACAAAAGCCTTACAGTATTTCTAGGTATCGTGGTTGTTGCTTTGCTACTCGGTTGGATTGGTGGCTAATATAGTACATGACAACATAACTAATCCCTCGCATTATACGAAAGGCGAGATAGAGCCTATCGACTTTATCATTTCCCAAGACATGAACTTCTGTATTGGGAATGCTATTAAGTATCTTGCGAGGTATCAGTATAAGCATGAGGGCGAGGGTCAGATACAAGACCTAAGAAAAGCCATGCAATATATTCAACTACAGATTGACAGTATGCTATAATGATTAGCAGAACCATACAGAAAGACAAACCAAAAGAAGCTGTTTTTAAAAGTCTAGTCCAAGATTACTTCCTTGAAAACCCATCTACTAATGAAGCAGTAGTGACCATACAAAAGTCTAAGCGTTCAGACGCACAGAACAGACTGTACTGGTGTTGGGTTGACATCCTAGCTAAAGAAGTAGGCTATGCTAAGAATGAAATGCACTTAGTATTAGCAGATAAATTTCTACCTAAGATTGAATTCACAACAAAAGGTGGAAAACAAATTTCTCAAATACCATCAACACGAGAGTTAAACATTGAGGAGTTTATAGATTACATTTGCGAGATTGAAATGTTTTCGGGTGAGTGGGGCATCAAGTTACCTCATAACCAAGATTATAAGATAGCAGTTTACAATGAGTATACATCAGCATGAAGCGTCAATAGATGAAATTAGAACAGGAATCCAAGACGCTTTAGAAGTAGCAAGAGAACAAGACGAGCCAAGAGATATGGAAATTAGATTTCTATTGTCCATAGCAATTGAGAGGCTAGAGTCTTTGAGATATGATTTGTACTCAGACATTTAAGATAAACCCTGTACCTGCTAGTCGACCAAGAGTCAGTCGTTGGTCTACTTATTATCCCAAGAAGTACACTAAATTTAAGAAAGACATGGAAGCACTAACAAGTGAGATGGAAACAACTCCCTCTGAAAAGCTAGTTAGTGTTGAGTTAGAGTTTGGAATCATGATACCAAAGTCATGGTCTAAAAAGAAAAAACAAGAGTTAAACAACACATACTGTAGCAACAATTCAGACATTGATAACTACATCAAAGCAATCTTAGATTCTTTAAATGGCGTTGTTTATATAGATGACAAGCAAGTAGTAGAGTTATTCGCAAAAAAAATTTACAGCGAAGAAGGTTACATACTTTATAAACATAAGGAGATTTATGGAAATATCGAGGGTAGAACTATGTGAGGCGTTAGCAACAGATTATGCTTACAGGGCATCAGTACTTAGTCTGAAGTTTGAAGAGGCTTATAACAAGTATCTGAAGAGATGTGAGATAAGAAGTTATGATAATTTGTTACAGCAATTCCAACATGGAAACCTAATGAACAGCAAGTCTAAACCTCAACTTAAACTTAAACCTACTGAATACATTATATCTGCACCATCAGACGATGACTGCGAAGATGGTGTATGTAAACTATAAATACTTTAAATAGATTCTCTATACTGTTATATAATACGCATTATTTAATTGAGAAAAGTAATGAACGAAGCAACAGAGCAAATTAATATCAAGATTAACAAAAGAGATTTAAAATTTATAGACGCTAAAGCAGAGAGATATGGAATCAGTCGCTCTTCTTTGCTTAAAATATTTGCTCTGAACGGAGAATTATCCGTAGCTAATTTAGATAGAGAAAAACTTAGATTACCAGTAACTTAATTTAGGAGGGGTAATCCTTACAATGAGTACATCATTGAGCACTATGACTCCCTCCATCTTTCATGAGGTTATAGTGCAAAAGTTAAAACTACAGTTGGTGTGGGTATGTACAATCAACAAGGCGAGGGTTCGCATAGACTCCTTTTGAGCAAGTTTGCCTGTACTTGTGCCAGAGAACAGGTGTTCTAATCGTACTTCCTAGACCTTTTTATTCTCTCGTTGTAGGAAGGGGCTTGATTGTTAGGGAAGAACCTGTCAAGTTTATCTAAGTATTCATCATACCAACGACCCCTCAACATTCCTGGTAGGAATGTATCATCATTTTCTGAGCCTTCAAAGCGTTCATACCATCTAGCAAACACATCTGATTGTTCACTAGGGCTACCATCTTCAAAGACTTTCCTAATTTTTTCCTGATTACCTGCACCTATAACATGCGGTGGGTCATTATCATATATGTTAGCGTACACAAACTTAGTCTGTGCATCTGCACTATCTTCTTGTTCCGTATCTTTTAAATAATCAAGGTAAGATGTAAGATGTCCACCAGTAAACTGGAACAAACCATATCCTTTGTTCTCGTTAGTGGTATCTTCTATCTGTCGAAAGTCAAAACTTCCACCAGTTTCTACATCTATATTACCCAGAAGAGCAGGAATTTCATCTGGTTCAAAACCTGCTCTGAGTAATGAGGCTCTTATTTCTTCTGCGGTCATGTTACCCAAACAAGGCTTTAAGGTCAGCAGACATACTAGGCTGAGCAAAATCAACAAACTCTTCTTTATCTTCATCTTTGATTTCTTCATACTCTTGTGTTACTGGATTAAATACTAAAGTTGGCTCGTCTGGAACAAATGAAGGTTTCGTACCATACATTTCCATAGCTTTATTATACCCTTCTTGTGTTTTCCAGAAATCATCTTTCTCGTCAACACTCATGTTGCCACCCTCGTCAGCTTTAAATCCCATACTTCTATTTTCTATATCATCTTCCATAGCCATTCTTCTGTCTTGGTCTGGATTACCCATGTCAGTCATCATTGCTGATTTTGCATCCTTACGATAATTACCATCTATATCATACATAGTTTCTTGTATTTTTTTATCAGCAGCAGCATCAATTTCTTCATCACTCATTGCGTCTTGGTCTAAATTTACTTTTACTACAATTGGGTCAGCTACATCATTATAAGCATCACCAAACATAGCTTGAAACTCTGGCGACATAACTAACTGACTTCTATCCATGTCTAATCCACGAGCAGCATCAGTTAAAAGTGATTTTTTCTTACTGTCTGACATATTTGGACTAAGAACAGCAGGAATATTTAATCCATTTAAAACTTCTTCTAATGTTGGTTTAGCAGCTTCCGTAACCATACTACCATCAGCACCTCTATTACCTTGAAGTCCTATGCCAGATAGTAAAGCCATTTGCTCTGCTGTTGGTTCAGTACTAGCCATTTCTTCTGCTTTAGCTTTTTGGTCAACAGCTTTTATTTCAGCTATTTCAGCTTTCTTAGCTTCTATTTCTGCTTGTAATTGTTTTAATTTTTCCTCGTTGGGGTTCATATTATTTCTCCTAGTAAATTCTTATTTTCTTTTTATCTGGTTTACCATATCGAGGGAAACCGATAAATCCTCCTGCTGCCTTTCCAAACATCTTATACCCTGCAGGGGTATCTTCATCTACAATTGCCTGTTTAAATGGCTGCAGTGAAATTGGTGTAGCCTTATTAGACATCCAGTTTAACCAGTCTTTAGGGTCTGTTCTATCAAAGGTTGGCCCTGTAATACTACCTCCATGTTTAACTGATATCCATTGTTTGCCAAATAATATTTCTGTAGCAGCCTTTGGTAGTGACGCACCCTTGTTCATAAATGTATGAATAGGATTCATAACCCAATGACCGGGCTCTGCAATTTGTTTTGAAACAACCATTTGTTCACCATTACCTAAATTTAATCTACCTGTTTTCCAAAACTCTTGAATGTCAAATTCACCACTACCTTCTTCTTTAAAAGTTTCATGCAGAACATATGCTAATGCAGTTGTAGATACTGCTGCTCTAGCTGTATAACCCCAGTACATTCTCATTTCTGCATATTCTTTAGCTGTTAATTTTTGTCCTTTAGATAATTTTTTAACAGCATTAGTACTATACCCTGCCCATTTGAAACCAATTTGTATGTTTGATATAGTCCAGTCTGGTGATAGCAACAACCAGTTAGATAAATTTTTTCTTGAAGGTGTAGCTGCTAGTGCTAACCAATTATAGAATACACCTTTAGGATTATTAGCATTTTCAATTGCTAATGCTTCCCAGTCTAAACTTAATTTATTAAAGTTTTGTCCACCATAAGCATCATTAGCATATTGGGCTGCTACCTCTCTAGCTTCTAATTCATCTAAAGCCTTATCTTTTCTGCCAAGAAATAAATTATCCAATACCCCTTGTTTAGGATTCATTAATCTATCTTTCCAAGTAAGATATGCAAACATTTTAGACCTGTCGTGAATTATATCCCATGTAATTCTATCAATTTTATCCTGTGCTTTACCTAATGGTGGCAATCTTTTATCTAAAAAATCTTTAACAGTACGATAACCTGCGTTAGTAAGTTCATTTGTCTTAGCATATCCAATGCCTAGTCTAGCATCTACTATTTCTCTAACCAACTCTGCGTGTACATAATTACCTTTTAAATCTTCAAACTTTCCACTTACTTTGTTCCTTACTTTAATTGCATTGCCACTTTTGTCGTATACAACTGCATTTAAATCGTATTCATTGTTTAAAAATTCTCTTACTAATTTTCTAGTTTCTCTACCTTTGCTAGTAAACGCATGTACTAATCCACCTGCATATATACCAGATAGCAATAATGCTTGTGCGTGAAACAAAGAACCAGACAACACTACTCTTTTCATAGCGTTATTTAATACAGACGCTTTGTGTGCAAATCCTTTACTTCCAATACTAGGCTGATAAAAATCTTCTATAGCTGTTTTTATCAACGGATGTAATAATTGGTCTTTTAGAAAAGGCATTTCACTTTCTTTATAACCCTCTCTTTTTGCAATCTCAACTTGTTTTTTGTTAGCTTTATTAACAGCAAGACCTAAATATTCATCACCATATTGAACACCACTTTTATTTAAATGTTTAACAATTTCTTTTCCTGCTAATACTTTTTGTAATGAGTTAGTATATGCAGTTAAAATTCTTACAGGGTCAACTATTATATTTCTTTCTTTAGCAATGTTTTCTATTGTGTCGAATAATGCTCTTTGTTTTCTAAAATCAAATGATTGTTGGTCTGCAAGTTCAAGAAATTTATCTCGTAAAAGTTTCATATTTTCTGGCGATAACTCTTTGCCAAATATGTGCGTAACATAATCTTGAATATGTGCGTAATCAGCTAACACACCTGCGTCATTACCCATCTTCCAAAATTCTTCCATTGTATTATGGTAAGCAGTTGTAGCTTCTAAATAATCTTCACCATGTTTTGCAAGGATATATTCTTTATGTGTTTTGTATTTACCTTCAAGCGGTTTATCATAATAAGTTTTACTAAAATTTTCTAAGTTTGTAAGAAATTCTAGTCGTTTAGCATCATCCATAGCTAGTTTTTGTATCAACTGACCAACCATAGCAGCACCTTTTTGCATGCCTTCTTCTACTTTCTTACCTTCATTAGCTATCTTATGACCAACTAATTTCATTTTAGCTACACTAGGATTAATGCCTTTAAGTACTGTA